TAAACAGGATCTCTACGAGATTCTTTGGTTTGTAGAAGAAAAACTTAAACGGTGTAGCACTTATGCCGGCGAAGAAGAGTTTCTTCGAGAACACGAGAAACGGCAAACGTGGAGGATACTAAATGAAGACTAAGTATGCAGTAAAAGTTATGCTGTCAAAAGACGACTGGATTTATGTTACAGAACCGGGTGAAAGCACCATGTGGGAAGTAACTCCTATGTTGTTTAATACTAGAGAATTAGCAGATGAACATGCTAAAATATGGGGTGACAAAAATGTTGCTCGAGTAGTTAGATGGAGAAAAAAATGCGAGAAGAAATGATCAATGCACTAAAAAATCATGCAGTTGCACATATTGAAAAGCACCGTATGAATGTTGAAGTTTACCTAAATAACCCTGTAGGGGTAGGTGAACATTCAGACATTATGGATACGATTGAAAAAGAACTTAATCTTATTGCAGAATATCACGACCAACTTGAAGTTCTTAATACGTATTTTAAGTAATGGTTGACAAAAACCTAAATACATGGTATACTTAACTATGAGTGTACCATTTTTTATGACATCCTCGTCACTAACTCGGAGATATAAATGACAGAAGAAGTAAAAGTAAGCCAAGTCGTGCGTGAACGACTACAAAAAAACGGCGTTAGGTATTTTGCTAACGACAATATTAGTGAACACATCAGTGAGTGGGAACTAAAAGAAATCCAAAACGAACTGACATACAAGTTTCAAGATGTCTTGGATACATTGATTATTGATACAGACAATGATCCAAACAGTAACGAAACAGCAAAACGTTTAGCTAAGATGTATATCCATGAACTAATGCGTGGACGTTATTATCCAATGCCTAATGCAACTAGCTTTCCTAATGAGACAGATGATCCTTACGACGGTATGCTAGTTGTCCGCAGCGAACTTAAAAGTGTTTGTTCGCATCATCACCAGCCAGTATCAGGTGTTGCATACATCGGTATTATTGCTGCGGATAAGTTGATTGGACTTAGCAAGTATACACGTATTGCTCAATGGTGTGCTCGACGTGGTACACTGCAAGAAGAACTTGCTATGGACATTGCCAAAGAGATTATGGCAGCGACAGGTGCTAAAGACTGTGGCGTATATATCCAAGCAACACATGGTTGTTGTGAGAATCGCGGCATTATGGCACATAGTAGTCTTACACAAACAAGTGTACTAAAAGGTGCTTTTAAAACAGATCCTGGCACTAAGAAAGAGTTCTTTGACAACATTAAACTACAACAGGAGTTTGCACCACGATGAAAGCTGTAATTTATATTATTGCACTTCTAGTTATTATCGCAGTAGGTGTCGGTGGATGGTATCTAAAGCGTGAAATCAATGCTTGGTTGTTCTATGACGGTGCAACACAAGAAGTTGTTTGTGAAATGGTTAAACCTGAATATTTAAAAGAAGGAGCGTGTGAATGAAGCTACGCTATTCAGAAGCATTTTATAGTGTGCAAGGTGAAGGCAAGTATGTAGGAGTACCTAGTGTATTCCTACGCACTTTCGGTTGTAACTTTCGTTGTATGAACTTTGGACTGCCAAAAGACAAAGATCGTTGGGAGCAACATGCAGAAGGCAATCGTTACAATCCCGAAGTTAAGGAACTGATTGACGCAGGAGTGCATGAAACAACAGAACGTTTCGAAGACTTGCCTATTATTCACACAGGCTGTGATACATATGCAAGTATCTATCCTGAGTTCAAACACTTTAACAAACTAGCAACTGTAGATGAAGTTGTAGATCATTTGATCAGTTTGCTGCCAGAAGGCAAATGGACACAGGACAATGGACAAGATGTGCATCTTATTTTAACAGGCGGCGAACCACTACTAGCTTGGCAACGACTATATGTAGAGTTATTCGAACACCCTAAAATGGCGGATTTAAAAAATGTTACTATTGAAACAAACACTACACAATGGCTACACGCTGATTTTAAAAACTATCTCAGCCATGATGCCAGATTTAAAACAACATTTTCTTGTAGCCCCAAGCTATCCGTTAGCGGAGAATCTTGGGAAGATGCTATTAAGCCTGATGTTGCTGCTGATTACTACAGTGTATCTGATAGCAGTATGTATTTCAAATTTGTTGTGGCTGACATGGACGATGTTGCAGAAGTTGGCAGGGCTGTTCAGCAATACAGGGATGCCGGGATTGAGTGTCCAGTATATCTTATGCCGCTTGGCGGACGTTCGGAAGGATACGACCTCACAGTTCAAGAAGTGGCAAAACTCTGTATGGAGCAAGGATGGCGATTCTCGCCAAGACTCCACATTAGCTTATTCGGAAATGCCTGGGGGACTTAGTAAAGACGACCTTGAATATTTACAAGGTAAGAAGATTACTAACGAACAGTATGAAAAGATAAGGAAACAAATATGAAACAATGGCTAAAGCGTATAACTGGTATTGAAGCAGAAGAAAAGCGTATTGCAGAAGAAAAGGCTGCTCTAGAAGAAAAAGAAATGGAGCAACTAAAAGTACGCAACCCTAAAGAATATGCTACAAGACGTAAAGAACCTTGGGTTAGTGTATTAGATGTCAAAGTAAACGAAGATAATGTACGCAATGGGTTCTTTGAAATGGACTGGAACAAATATTTTATAGAGCAGCTACTTGAAGCAGGTTATGGCGAACCTGCCGATCCCGAAGAGGAAGTAGTAGATCGTTGGTTCCGTGATATTGTTTATAATATGTTAAGCGATGAAGGACTTGACACAAACAGGAATGCCGGTTATATTAATGTAGTACCAATATCAAAAGGCAAAAGCGAGGTATCATGAGAGACGACCTAATGGTTCAACAGCAAGTAGATAACGTTTGGCAGCATATGGTAGGTGTTATTTGTTTGAACTGCACAGGTAGAAAGCAGGTAAAACGTGTACTGCCTGTGTTATTTGCTGTTGCACCAACACCTGTGCATTTTCTTAATACAACAGAAAGTACTATTAAAAATATTATCGAAAGTTTAGGAATGGTTAACATAAGATATAACCGTTTGAAAATAATGACCAAAGATTTCTTGACATGGGACGGAAATGATGCTACAATGTTACATGGAATAGGCAAATATGGTAGCGATAGTTATCGTCTGTTTTACAAGCACGAGGTACCTGACAATGTTAGTGACCATGAACTGAAACGATATGTAGAAGAAGAGTTTTATGACTTACATCCTTATTGATACTGCTAACACATTCTTCCGTGCTCGTCATGTTGTACGTGGCGACATTGATACTAAAGTTGGCATGGCAATGCACATTACACTAAACAGTATTAAGAAAGCATGGCAGGACTTTAACGGTTCGCATGTTGTATTCTGCTTAGAAGGACGCAGCTGGCGCAAAGACTTTTATGAGCCATACAAACGTAACCGCAAAGAACATCGTGATGCAATGAGCCCACGTGAGATGGAAGAAGACAAAGTATTTTGGGAAATCTTTGACGAGTTTAAAGAGTTTGTTACAGAAAAAACAAACTGTACTGTACTACAAAATCCTGTACTAGAAGCAGATGACTTGATTGCAGGCTGGGTACAAGCACATCCGAACGACGATCATGTTATTATTTCAACTGACGGTGACTTTGCACAACTTATCGCACCTAATGTACGTCAGTACAACGGTGTTAGCAACACAACTATTACAGTTGATGGCTACTTTGACGACAAAGGCAAGCCTGTTGTAGATAAGAAAACTAAAGAAGCAAAGCCTGCTCCAGAACCCGAATATATGCTGTTTGAAAAGTGTATGCGTGGTGATACAAGTGATAATGTATTTAGTGCATATCCTGGTGTACGCAAGAAAGGCACCAAGAACAAAGTTGGATTATTAGAAGCATTTGCTGATAAGACAACCAAAGGTTATAACTGGAATAACATGATGCTTCAGCGTTGGGTAGACCACGAAGGTGTTGAACATCGTGTACTTGATGACTATACACGCAATGTTACACTATGTGATCTCACTGCACAGCCTCCACATATTAGACAAGAAATAAATAACACTATCAAATCAGTGCAAACAAAAAATATTTCACAGGTTGGCATGAGACTCATGAAGTTTTGTGCTCGTTGGGATCTTCAACGCATTGCAGACCAAGCACAAGGATATGCAGAACCTTTACAAGCAAAATATGAGGCAGTATATGAATATCAAAGCTAAACCAGTTTTACAAGACAAGTTTTGGATAGTCGAAGAAGAAGGTGTTAGAATCGGAACACTTAGCAAACAGGATGACGGATTTGTAGTAAGTGCAAAAGGTAAGGTTGATTATTATAAAAATGCAAACCAACTAAAGAAAAAGTTTGGTAATAACTTCCTAGTAGCTTCTATTAAGTCCGAAACAGTTGACCATACAAAACTAGATGTTCACGGATTTCCAACACGAACACAACCATACAACAGTATGTACGATATTGCAAGGAAACTTCCGCTTTTTACTAAAAGTGAAAAATCAAAAAGTATATACTGTGCAGGTTATTATCTGATCAAGTTTAACGTTAACTGGTTAAAAAGTTACTGCCCTAAACTGATAACTATTGAACGTAACGAATATTTAGGTCCGTTTAAAACCGAACTAGAAATGAAAGCAGCACTAAGCAATGTCAACAGAGCCTCTTAACACAATACCTGTTCAACAGTTCATAAATCTAGTAAAAAGTGCAGATGCAGGTAAACAAAAAGAAGTTCGCCTTGATATAAATACAGCTAGAACACTCGCACTTACTTTAGGCAGTGTAATGAGTAGACTAGAAGGCGATTTAGAACGTTTTGTAGTACAAAATATCGAAAAACTGCAAGAAGAACAGACTATAACTGTTGCAATGGACAGTGGGGAGTGGAAAT